GGGGAGAAGGTACTGGAAGAGCGCAAGACTTTGACAACTCCCTTACTCCTTTAGAGTTTCATTGTACTCCAATTAATACTGATAAGTACAACGTGCACATGCACAGACGTGAGAAGCTTGGGCCATTTACATCTACTGAGGGTCGTTCGACAACAGTGAAGATGTGGTATACGAAGTTGAACAGGCAAATTCGTTATGATGATGCGGGAGAGGTTCCCATTGGCAAGCAGATGTACTATGTGTGGTGGTTTGACCTTAATACGGCTGGTGCTACCAGTGCCCCTATTAACTCTTTGATGTCGCATGGCTTGAACATCACAAAGTACTTTAAAGAACCTAAGAACTAGCGAGATCCTTAAACCCTAACCCCACTTGGCTTAATTACTAGTTCGCTCGCAGTTCCTAACCCTATGCGCAAGCGCGTTGAGGGGTTAAATATTGATTATTTTATACCGGTCCGCTGTTAAGGCATTCATATCAGGGGCCTCATTACTAAATACTACCACGTGTACATTGTGCGGCAATATTTTCATTTGTGACTGATACTTGTTACTGAAGATAAGTCTGTTCTTCAGCTGTTCGAAGATAGCGTACTGGCAGTACTGCATATTTCCTCTAGGAATGTCGAAGACAAAGAGGTCGGCGGTGACATCGACTGCGTAGGCCAAATCATCTCTTTTTCCAACAGACATAAACTGAGTTCCTCCACGGTGTGATATCCAATGTCTGCATAGCCAAGATTTACCTTTATTTCCTTCAGGGTCTACAACGAAATTGATGCGTCGATCGTCTGGTTCGAGTCCAACGATTGAGTCGAGTCGGTGCTGCCAGAGATGGATGAAAGGTCCGTCCACAAGTGAGGATCGTTTTCCAAAGATTGCAATGCATTCCAAGACTGCAGATTTGTTTCGGGCGGCCAAGGACGGAAAGGTTTCCCAAACGTCCATAATTGTCGGCGCTGGGTCCTGAGAGGCAACCCAGTCACGTAGTTGTTCCCACTGCGCACCTGCTCCGGGTTTGGGAGGGGCAGTTCCAAATTCATAGTACTGTCCGTCTTTCTTACAATACACGGAGGCTTGGGCATGGGTGCCTCGCGCAACCTCCAAATGTGTACGGGACAGTCCGGGTTCTTCTTTAATACGCGGAATGCGGGCCTTAGTGCGAAGGCACATGTATCCCTGCAGATGGGGGGTTCCGTTGTCTCCGACTTCTTCACCGAAGATGAGGTAAGTGAGGAAAGATTGATCGCCGTCGGCGCTGATGGACTCGCCCAACAGGTGCACATTGAGTTTTTCTTCATCTGTAGGATTGTTCAATGTGAAGACCCAACGTTTAGCTTGAGAAGCGAGAAGCATGTTTTTTATGAGCCAGATCCAGAACGGGCTGGGTAATACTAGCCAGCCCTTTAGTCGTGGAACACCATAATTTTCAATATGGCCGTTATTCCGTTGGCCGCGTACCGTGGTATGCAACTCGTGCGAGGCGGCCGGCGTTTTGGTACAATGGCTCAGTATGCTAAGCGTGCGAAGACGGCGGCCGGGTATCGTGGAACTGCCGGCCTGACTCTTGGATCGATGTTGCACCCTCGGCGTGGTCGCAAGAAGGGTCGTGCATCGAATCGTAGACGCAAGTACGACTTGAGAAAGCGAATCGGCGAATTCGTAGGATCAGGTACCGCGAAGCGCAACCAAGATGTCACGAGTGGAAACTTGAATACAAGGACACTATATAATGTCCCACTGTTGAATATTCCGAAAGGTACTGCAATAGACCAACGTGAGCGTGGCCTGGTGAACTTTCGTGGCATGAAGTTTTGTCATAACTTTGAGTGCCGGGATCCGAGTGCAATCACGGATGGAAGTCAGAAATGGTGGATTAATCGTGCTATTATATCCCCAAAAGGGTGTGACACGGATGCCATTTCCGTTAACTTTTTCAGGGGAGAAGGTACTGGAAGAGCGCAAGACTTTGACAACTCCCTTACTCCTTTAGAGTTTCATTGTACTCCAATTAATACTGATAAGTACAACGTGCACA